TTTCGAGCTACTCGAATCCCGATGCCATCTTCAAAGGTGAAATCGGCAAGTTGTTTGGCGTTTCGGTCATTTCTTCGACTAACGTACAAACCTTCAATACCTCCGCTTCTGGCATCGCCGAGAACAGCGTTGGAACAACTGGTGTTAACACTGGTTATGCCAACGTCCTCCTCGGTGGTGGCGCGTTCGGAGTTCCTAGCTTGTCCTCATTGGCAGCCTCTGGCTCGCCCTTCGCTCCGAAGGTGTCGATCCTTGATGCTCCCGATAAGAGCGATCCTTACGGACAGCGCATCGTAGCGTCCTTCAAGACGTTCTATGCGGCCAAGCAACTCGATCCTCGGTTCTTCCGAGTCATCGTTGCGAAGTCCAACTACAGCTAATAATTAAATGGGAACCCTAGTAATCGCTATGGGTCCTCGGAAAGCTGGGGAGGGTCAAACCTCCCCAGCCTCTTCCTCATCTGAAAAACCTATGAATAAAATGATGAAGTCTGGAATGGTGATGCTTCCTGTTTCCAAGTTCGAGATGAACGATGGTAGCGAGAATGTTTCGCCAGAAGTAGGTGATTCCGTTGAACTCTCTGGAACTATTGACATGATCGAGAATGGCGTTGCCCACGTTAATGTGGAACATGCTATGAGCGAGAGTGAGTCTAAGGACAAGTCGGAAGACATGGCCGAAGGTGAAAACTCAATGTCCGAAGAGGAAAAGATGATGAAGATGGCCGAGGAGTCGGATAAGAAGAACTATAGCTAATGCCTATTTACCAGTACGAGGACACCAGAAATGGGAAAGTTGTCGAACTGGAAAAGGCTGTGGCTGAAAGGGACTCTGTCCCTCGTTATCTTAAACGATTCACCGTCCCGCAAAGATTGAGCCTAGTGGGGGTTGGCGAACCCCTCGACAACCCGCTAGGAGTCAATCAAACAAACTTGATGAAGGGGTACTACCGCCAAGAACAAAAGCTTGGCAGTAGATTCAAAAGTGAGCATACGCCAGATAGCATCAAACGTGCTGCTCTAAGGAGAAAAAAATATGGCGAATGAATTTGCAAGAAGCCCACGGAAGGCAAAAGGTAAAGCTATTAAATTTGATAGCTCCAACCAATCAGTAGTTTGGGACATCACAACCATTGCTACAACTGGAACCTTCGGTTCTGCTGCATCAACAGCGAATGGCTTGACCATTACTGTGAACGGCACGAACTACAAGATCCCGTTGTTCACCTCACCCTAATGTCACGCGCATTAGATAAATTCCAAGCTCAATACGGATTTTCCGTAGGGACAACTGGAACAGCACCTGCTGGCTACTGGGCGATCCAGATGCTTGCGGATACCACGTTTAGCGCGATTAGCGGTAAATATGATGGTACTCTGACAGGCGTTACAATTGGCTCTGGAAACATCATCTATGGCGAGTTTGACAGCTACACGGCTGGAACTGGCAAGGTGATTGGCTACATAGCTGGTTAATGATTCAAGCAACCACACCGCCAAAGGTTCAAGTCCTTGGCGGGTGATTGCATTGTAATTTTATGCCAAGATTATCTTTAGGATTGGGAGTTCAAAATTCACGAAGAATTAAGAGTAGCGGAGGAACACCTCCATTCGGATTACCAGCACAAATCATAGTTACTGGAGCAGGTATTGCGAACGGAACATACACAAAAACAACTTTAGCTGGAGTTAATACTCCAGCACCAAATTCTGGAACATATAATTATTTATTGGCAGCAGGTATTTTTTACATTACATCACCTGGTAATACAAACTACAATGGCGATTATTCTGGTAATGACTGGGTTTTAGCTGCTGGAAACGATTCGGCTGCAATTTATTCAGAAAATACAAGCACAGACGCAAACAATGTTCCGATAACTGGATGGTCGCCATCAATTACAATTACAGCAGCGTAATATAATATTATGCCAAGATTATCCCTAGGATTGGGTGCGCAGAACATCCGCAAGGTTGGTGGTGGTCCGCCATTCTCACCAGGCAATTTATCTGGCCTATCCCTATGGCTCAAGGCTGATGCTGGAATTACAACTGGAAGTGGAACTCCATTCATTAGTTCCATAGTAATCAGCGGTGCAGGATCAACAACTTCCAACGGAACTTATACGAGAACGGTTGGAGGATATACCGAATTTACTAAATCTGGTTCGGGCAATTATATAGCTTATGGATACAACTCAACGGCTGATAACGATGTTTGGTATATATACGATGCAACACTTGAGGTTGCTACATATTTTGCTGTCTATGAAGGTACTATTTCTAGCTGGCAAATAGATCAAGGATCGGCAAATGCCCCCTCATCCACAACATCAAATACAACGCCAGCGGTTGTGACAAATTGGATAGATCAGAGTGGAAATGGGCTTAATGCAACATCTCCAACAAACCCTCCAACATTTGTATCATCTTCAATAAATAACAAGCCAGCAGTTTCATTTTATGGCGATGGTTCGTGGATGCAAATTCCGCAAAATAGCATTGGAAACAACGGAAATATATCAATCTTTATTGTTATAAACTATTATAGTGGTTATATATTTCTTAATAAGGGTGATGCAGCAACTTTTGGAAACACCTCTTGGGAATTTTCGACAATAACTGGATTTGGCTTTGTTGATACAAATAATGGCGATCCAATTTGGAATACTGTTGAAGTAAGTGTAGACACAGATACACCTCAAATTTTAGAAGGATTTTCAAATGCAGGAGTTTCACAACTTGCATTTAATGGGAGTAATAGCGGAAGCCCAACTAGTGCCAATGTTGGATTTAATAATATTTCACAATACATTGGAATTGGTGGTGGTGGAACAAGTGGCGAAAGCCAAGGCCAACCTCTTAATGCAAGAATAGCAGAAATTATTATTTACAATAGACAAGTAACAACCCCAGAACGCCAACAAGTCGAGGCGTATCTAAACACTAAATATGCGATTTATTAGCCTAGCCTTAGCCTGCATAGCTTTATCTTCCTGCTCACCACGCAAGGTTGACAGCAACCCGCTTCCTGTATATTCAGACATGGGCGCAGCATCTGACCTGGGGGCTACTAAGCCATGAGTGAAGAGCAAGTCTGGAGCATGGAAATCCGACTAGCCAGAATGGAAGAGCGTCAAGTCCAGCTTTACGCTATGGTTGAAAGGTCACTTGCTTTCCACGGAGATGTTGCTAATAGATTGGGTGCGCTAGAACACTTGCGGACGAAGGTTCTGGCTGTAGCTGGAGTCGTTGGGCTGGCCTGCTCAATGGCCTGGGATGTCCTCAAAAACCGATTTAATTGATAGGGAGATAATACAATGGCTTCATTTACCGCAGGAACAACCTTTGTTGACGGAGTAGCTAATGACGTAACGGCTGCCAAGCTAGGTGCGCTTGTTACCAATGCAACCCCAACCTCTGGGCTTATCCAGGATCGCACTGCTGAGACAGTTGTAGCTACAAACGATACCTTTCTAATTGGTGATGCTTCTGACTCGAATACGCTCAAGCGTATGACAGTAGCCAACGTAATGAAGGCCGAGCTTACTGGAACGATCAATACAACGGCAGGGACGATTCAGACTTTAACTTCATCTACGGCAACAATTACTACTGGTACTGTGGCTACGCTTAATAGCACTACTGGAACGATTACTACTGGAGTTATCCCAACCCTCACGTCTATAACTAAAATCACAAGTGGAACAGGAACGGCTGCTGCTCCAGCAATCTCGCCAACTGGCGATACTAATACAGGCATCTTCTTCCCAGCCTCCGACACGGTTGCGTTTGCTGAAGGTGGGGCTGAGGCGATGCGGATTGATTCAAGTGGCAATGTTGGGATTGGGACTACGAGTCCTACGACAAAACTAGAAGTTGCGACAACAAACACTGATGGTGATATTACTGCGCTTCGCCTATATAATAACAGGCAATTAAGTGCAGCAACAAAAGTATCGCTTCAATTTTACGCAGACAACGATCAAGTTTTATTAACTGCTGGTAGAGATGCAACAGGAACATCAGGCAATTTTAATATTCTGACAAGAAAAAGCGGAACACAAACATCTAGCCTGTATATTGACGAAACAGGAAATGTTGGCATTGGTACTACTACTGCTACAGCAGCTTTTCAAGGAGCCGCATCAAAATTAGGCATTGAAGCACCTAGGGCATCCTCAGACCAAACTTTGTTGTCATTAGCACACACAGGAACAATAACTGCTTCTGATAAGATAAACATTGGATTTGATTCTTTTAGTTCTACCGCCGTTCGCAGAACCATGGCGCAAATGAGCGCACTTAATGAAAATCCAGCATCTGGTAATCCAGGTTCTTTGTTATTCTACACAAATGTAGGAGCCGCATCTTTAACAGAAAAAATGCGAATCAATTCAAGCGGCAATGTCTCTATTGGAACAGCAACTGCCCTGTCAAAGCTTCACGTTCATGGTGATTTAACGATGAGCAATGCGACTGTTTCGACTACTGCGGCAACAGGAGGATTGACTCTGCCAGCAACTGCTGCTGGATATTTAACTGTTTCAATCAATGGAACATCAAGAAAGATCCCATACTACGCATGAAAACACTTATATCAGACACAGATCAAGAAGTTATTTATCAGTTTACTTGGGAAGGTGATTCCAAGTTTACCAATTATATCAAGACTCAATCCGATCCAACTCCTGACTATGATGCAATCTCAACTGAAGATTACAATAGATGGCTTGTTTGGCTTGGCGTTGAGCAGGCTTAATAAATGACCCTAACCGAGATCGCTCAATACGCAGGCGAGAAGGTTGGCAAGACCGACTCGGACACGATTACCTTTCTGCAAAAGGCCGCAAGCTTGGCCTACAGGCGTGTATGGGACTTTGCCCCTTGGCGCGAGACTGTAACCAACTCAACCTATTCTGTTGGCACAAGCCGTACAATCACGCTTGGCACAAATGTAGAAACTCCTCTTTCCGTGGCTTACAATGATGCCGAGGTTGACCCTGTTGACCTAGCCACCATTATTAGCCAAGACCCAGGCTTGCTATCCGATGAGAGAACAGGCGATCCAGATACATACCATTTCACAGGTCGCAACAGCAGTGGCGTTGCAGAGATTGACTTGTATCCAAGGCTTGCGACATCTGGAACAATCCCATTGCGAGTTATTGAAAAGTTAAAGTGCATCACTCGCTCCAACTATATCGTTGACTTCCCTCCGTCCAATGACGCTCTTGGTGACGAACTTCGTCTACCCCACGTTCATCACTTGGTTCTTGCCTTAACTCACGCAGACGCACTTGAGCGTGAGCGTCAATATACAAAGGCGCAGGTAATTACGCAGGGCGCGAACTCCGATCTTGCAGCTATGGCTAACTACGAGTTGAGCCAGGTTGGAGGCGTTAAACAGATTACTCCGCAAAGCTTGGGTGAATTAACAATAGAAGAAATGTTCTCAGCTTAAAAGTAAGGCTTTATGCCTCTCTACATAGATACAACAGACGATGTATTGGCTATAGCTGGATCGCCCAGCTTTGAAGGTGGGCAAGCTTCTGGCATTTCTCCAAGTTCAATCGGGAATAATCAAGCCAGCGATATTTACAACATGACAATCAGCCCGTCTGGTAATTTACAGACGAGGCAGGGAATTGAGCAAGTATCTGCAAACGTGTCTAGCGGTTCAGCAATCCAAGGCATGCACTACTTTGATACTTCCAACATTGAGCGAATTGTTGTTGCCTGCAATGGCAAGCTATTTAACTCAACTAGCGCAACTAGCTTTGGAACAACCTCTGGAACTGTAACAAGCGGAGCAGTTGATGTTAATTTCTCTCAATTTAATAACAGGCTTTATTATACCGATGGAGCAAGCAATTTATTCTTTACCGATGGGACAAGTTATTACAGGCAAGGCACAAGCGTTCTTTCAATTACAGTATCAACACAAGGATTGGGTTATACTGGATCAACCGCTGCCGTCACAATTGCCGCACCAAGCCTAGCCTACGGAACAACAGCCAGTGCGGTTGCCACAGTAACAAGCGGAACTGTTTCTGGGGTTGTTGTCACAAATGCTGGATCTGGTTATACGTCCGCGCCTGCGGTGACAATAGCTGCTCCACCAGCAGGAGGTGGTCATTTTACGGCAACAGCAACAGCCAGCGTTTCAGCCCTTGCCCCTACTGGCCTACGTCTTGTTCGCCAATTTACCAACCGCTTATTTGCGGTTGGAACTGGAGTAAACCGAAACACGCTTTACGCATCCGATCTCTTGGATGCAGAGGTGTGGGAAACAACCAATAGCATTATTGTTGGTGGTGATGATGGTGAAGATATTATTGCAATTCAGCCCTTCTTTGATTATGAGCTTATAGTTTTTAAGCCAAACAAGATTTACCTTGTAACAGTTGATCCTACTGCGGCAACCGCATCTGGATGGACTGTAAGGCTAATTAACGATAAGATTGGATGTCAAGCATCTGCATCTGCTATTTTCACAAGTAAGGACGTATTCTTTCTTTCCAATGACGGCCTACGGAGCGTGGTAAGGTCAATTGCTGACGATTTCTATACAGTAGGCCCAACTCTTACTGAGCCAGTAAAGAATGTTATTGCTAGAATCAATAGAAGCTACATATCAGTCTCAAACGCCGCATTCCATAATAACAGGTATTACTTGGCCCTTCCACTTGATAATTCAACAACTTGTAATTATGTGCTTGTATACAACACGCTGTTTAATTCATTTGAGGGCTTGTGGTCAATAGCCGCAAGCGCAATGGTAAAAACAAACTTCTCTGGTGGTTACTCAACAAACTGCGTAAAACTTGCGATTGGTAGTCCGACAGGGCAGGTTGGACATCTTTACGATTACCTTGACCCAGACTTGCAGGGTGATGGTAATACCGAGTTCAAGGATTATGGGACATCCTACACATCTTACGTTGTGACCAAGGCGTATGATTTTGACGACAAGATTTCAAAGAAGTATGGGTCGCATTACGAGATGGAGTATTATTACTCCACGGCTACTGGATGTACGATTGGGATGAAGCGGGAGATAGACTCCCAATATGTGACACTTGGAACTGGTGTTGACACATCGACCCCAGGAGGCTTAACTTTGCCGTTCACGCTACCAGCCACGCTTTCGGCTCAGACCTACAACTTTAGGGCTGATAGTCTTAGGTCTTATCAGAAGTGGCGTAATATGAAGTTTAAGATGGAGGCTCCAAGTAGGAAGCTTTCTATTAAGCAAATTATGCTTGCAGCCAACCCCGACACCATTGAGGTGCAAAAGATTATATGACGGCTGTTGAGTATATTGAGCAAAGCGGTGTTCCAGAGTCCATGTGGCCTAACCTAGCCGAGTGGTTTGGCTGGTTTGAGAAGCAGGGCATGGTTGGCATTGTGGAGGACAAGGATGGGATTGCTGGGGTAGCTTTGGCTAGGTGCATAAAGGATGGGCAAAA